ATCCCTCCATCATAGATAGCTCCTGTCGTATTGACATCTCCTTCAACAGTCACATCATTATTAATCGTTAGGGTATTTCGCAATGTCCAAGATAAATCTAACTCATCTAAACCAGCAATCGACATTATACTATAACGATATATTATTTATCCAATGTATTTTGTAATTCCATACCCTCCAACTCTACCTTGAAATCCATTCCCATTTGCGGAAGCACTCCCCCCTGTTCCAAAAAGATTAAGACCTGAACTTTGTGTCCCGCCTGTTCCACCGAAAGTTCCTTCATTCCCACTTGCAGAACACAATGGACTTGTTACAATCGTATTCAAAATGTTTGTGTATATTCCTCCAAGACTTGGTCCTGTCGAAGTATCTCCAGAAAATCCTTGATTTCCACCACCACCACTCGCCCCGAATACATTGAACTGATTTAGACCAAGTTCGGGGGCGGTTGGCGTAACATTAAGCACGGTAAAAGCACCAGCGCCTGAATATGCCTCGGGCGGGGTAGTTCCTATACCCGCTGTTCCTCCTGCTCCCGAAACAATACCCCAAGTTGCCTGTGATACTCCGCCAATCGCACGGTTCAAGATAAGTAATGACCCCGTAGCACCACCACCACCCGCCCAACCGATGGACCCCGTAGAATTATCAAACCCTGATGTTGAACCACCGCCTCCACCAATACATTGAACTTGAACCGCAAGAGAAGTCGCAAATGTATCCGTAATGTTTTCCTGAGACACAATGGTTTGTGATTTACCTTGAACAACGGCGGCGGTTGTTGTATCCACGTAATTTTTTGTAGCAATTTCGGGACCTAATACGGGGTCGATACAAATAGGTAAAACCTTAAAGGTGTTGGTATTTGTCCATGTTTGATTTGCTGTTAAAAAAGAGTTCTTTTTTGTTGTCGTGATATCCTGAGCATTTAACACCTGAACAGCATCTGTTCCTGCAACGGGAGCGGGAAAAGTCCCTCCTTGGACGGTAAATGGATTTGTAAAAGTATTCGTTCCCGTCCAAGTCGCCCCTGCGTTGGTAATCCCTTGTGTCGCCAGTTGGTTTTGTGATTGAACCAAACAAACTCCATTAAATCCTGTTCCAGTTGTAATACTTGTTTGTGGCCGAAACACGCTCCAATCATTTGTTCCAGTCCATGTATTGTTGCCGTTCTGTCCCTGAGCCGAGTTTCCATTAATGGTTCCTACCACAGTCAAATCACCATTAATCGTTACATCACCCAAAAGGACATTCAAGTCTGCACCAAAGATAGTCGGTTCTTGTCTGTTCTTGATGTGGTTCAACGACATTATACTATAACCAAACATTTTAATTGCCGAGTCAAAAGAAGATAAAGAAGTCTCCATACTTTAAGGATGGAGGAAACAAAAGCGGAGAAGTATGACAAGCACTTGAAGAGTGTCTCGGCTTACCAAAAGGCACACCCTGACAAGTGCCGAGACAAATGCCGTGCATACCACGAACGACTCAAAGAAGACCCCGAAAAGTATAGGGCTCTACTGGAAAAGAAAAAACAATACTATCAAAAGGTAAGAAAACCTAAATTAGATGCTGAGAAATCTAAAAAGAAGGAAGAGAAATCTAATACAGAATAGATTATATATAGAAATCTAAATCACAAATAAGTATTTTAGATTTATTATATATCAAATAGATTATAGAAAGTAAAAATTAATTAATTTCTACCTATTTATATCTAAAAATACTTAGATTTCTTAAAATACTTAGATTTCTTATTCAAATACTTAGATTTCTTATTCAAATACTTAGATTTTCTTTGGATTGATTGGGATAAACTCAATCTTCTTATCTTTTAAGGAATATTTAAATGTTTCGGGAGTTAACTGAAAATGGCCACGATAGCTCACGGGTTTGTCATCTTCCTTCGTGGTCACTTTGCGTATGTAGTAGCCATTCACCGAGTAGTGAGCCTTCGATGTTTTACCTGCCTTGTTCGTGTAGTCCTTGATGGTCGTATATATACCTAACTTCTCGCTGTCTCCTTCCCACCAGAAATGATTAATCACTACGTATTTCCACAAGAGACTATCTATTACTGCTTGCGGCACGTTGTTTTCTTTCATTTCACAGAGGCTCTCTGCAAAGAGGTCATTCATATTACTCAGGGTTCGTTTCTCACACTCCTTCAAACCAACCTGTCGGCTAATCTGGGTTTTGAGGCCAATGATAGTGTTTGCGGTCTTTGATTGCTCGGTCATCTTCTTACTTTAAGTATGGATATTTCTTTAAATCAATTTTTTCCTTAATTGCCCTTTACTCAATTTGGGTATAACAGTCTATACAGTATTCCCCGCCATTCGGTCCTACAATCTTACACCATTTATACATATGGAGTTCTTCCCGACAGACATCACAGTCTCGACCAAGACCTGTGTCTAAGTTAGGGTTCTCTTTGACGTAGCACATGTCGCATTGGCCAGCGTAAGACATGTAATACTTGGCTTCGGTTTCTTCCTTGCACAAGTCGCATACACAAGCTTCCTTTTTCTCCAAATGTTGCCTGATGATTTTAGCCGTAGGGGACTTGCCGACAAAGGAGTAAATCGCATTCGCAATTTCAAGGGGAAGACGCATCGTGATTTCAGTCATCGTTCTACTTAAAGTATGGAGACGTCTTTATATTCTATTCCTTAAATACCCACTACCTTAATCTTTGGATTTTCTTTTTGATACTGTATCCTTTCCATCAGTTCAACCAGTTTCTGGACATTGAACTTTAAAGAACTAATTTGTCTCGCCTTCAACTGATATAGCTTGACCAGCTTCTCGTCTTCGGTCTTGTGAGTCGGGTTAAAGAGTTCGTGCTCTGCGTTGTGAAGGTCCTTGATGAGGTTTGAGAGATAGCTTTGATTTACGTGAGACATATAATCTATATCAAGATTATATTTCTTAGATTATTACAAATGTTGTGTCTACTGTTGTATCTACCCATTCATCGTCTAATAGGATGAGGTCTTGAATCGGGATATAGATGTATTCCTTTTCATCCGCCTTGAACTTTGCACGGGAGAACATGCGTCGCTCGTAAGGCCTAAACTTCTCTTCGTCGTATTCAATATAGTAAATCTCATTCTTATCTCCCTGCACAAAATTAAAAATAAAAATATTGGTCTTGCTTGTATCACTAATCTTATTCAGGGTGAGTAAGGTAGTCGGGTAGGCTTCATAGGCATTCTTTCGACTCTTAATCTCTATGTTGGTTGTCTCGTTTACGGCATCATACTTTGCGTATCGTCCCTGAGGTTTTAAACCCTTCCACTTGGCTTCTAACTTAGGAAATATCTTCTGCTGCTGCTGCTCGCCCCAAAGGTAGTCATTCTCATAGTTTACCATCTATATTATACCCTTAGATTATTTTATAGGAAATTAACGCATTAATATTCCTAAACAATCCAAAAAAATAATCTGTCCCTATGGTAATGGTGAACACAGACCACATGATGAAAGGACCCCTTCCCTTAGACGAGGATACGATTGTAGAACGAATAGGGACCAGTCTAACCGATGGAGACATCAGCCGATACTTTGGGGACGATGGAAAGATAATGAAATACAGTGAATTGTCTCAATACAAACATATTGATGAACTACTCCCTAAGGAACGAGATTTTAGAATTATCCTGGTAGAGGATAGCCACAACAAGGGTCATTGGTGTTGCATCCTGAAATACAACAAAACAATTGAATGGTTTAATCCTTACGGGGTTCGACCCGATGGACAAAAGAATATGCTCGGCAAAGTTCGCAATCAAATGCTTGGACAAGAGCACGACTACATGACCGACTTGATGAAATCGTCCAAGGGTTACAAATTGATTTACAACAAGGCCAGGTTACAGAAACTAAAACAAGGGATTAATACGTGTGGAAGATGGATTATTTTAAGAATTATCTGTATGAAAGACATGATGATGGATTTAAAAATGTTTATTAAGATGGTAAGGGATAGCCAGGAGGCAACGGGACTGCCCCCTGATGCCCTTGTAGCCATATGGATAGGCTGAGCCAAATTAATTCAAAAGAAACTGAGACAAAAAAGCGCAAAGTATGGTGTAATTAAATAAAGTCTTATCTATATGCCTACCCCAGTGGATACAGAACTCTACAACGCCGTTAAACAACGAGCTGCAACCATCTATTCCAAGCCGTCCGCCTACAAGAGTGGATGGATTGTTAGAACATATAAATCGCTTGGTGGTGAATACAAACAGGATAACCAACCAAAGAAACTAAAACAATGGTTTAAGGAAAAATGGACCGATATAGGGAATAAAGACTATCCCGTATATCGTCCTACCGTTCGAGTCAACAAGGCTACCCCCTTGACCGTTCCAGAGATAGACCCTTCTAATCTTAAAAAA